AAAGAGTTTATCCAGATTACATGGATATTATTATGGATTCAGAATTAGAAGTAGATACTAGAGATAATAGACCTTCTACTGATTTAGCTGCAACTGAGGGGCAACAATTTTACGGTGACGACGAAAATAGATATCACGACAAAAGAAGATATACGGAAAGATATTCTAAGACTTTGATGGTATATCAAAACGTTTATGAACCATTTTCTAATAAAGAGTATTTATTTAATGCTAATGAATATAATCAATACCTAGGTAAACAATATATAAAGATTAGAAAGATAACTGGTGAAGAAATAATTGTGTTTGAGCCAGAAGCAATATTAGAGTTATTAGAGTTAATAACTAAACAAGGACCAGTTTTTCACTTTGAACTACCAGAACCCGAATATGATGAAATGACTGGAGAGATAATTCCTCAGGAACCAGTAAGAGTACCAGGAGACGAAGATGAAAATTCAATACCTGGTAGTACAACAGTTATTATACCTATAAGTGTAGAAGAATTGGTAGGTCTAGGAGATATAACATCAAACCAAATAGAAAAACCTTGCGTAGAAATGCATGTATCTGTTGGAGATAAGTTACTTTATACTAGAATGCTACCATGTGAAGACTACCCTATAGTACCATTAATGAATGTTCATCACAGAAATCCTTATCCAGAATCTGACGTAAGATTGTTCAGACCGTTACAAGAATATATAAATAAAATACGTTCTTTAATTATAGCACATGCAAGTACTAGTACTAATGTTAAACTTTTAATACCTAGGGGATCTGCAGATTTAAGACAGATAGAAGAGGAGTGGAGTAGAGCTGGAACTAGTGTTATAGAATTTGACGCTGAACTTGGTGCACCAATTGTAGCTGGTCCAGTACCACTACCAAATGAATTGTATAAAAATGAAGCAGATGCTAAATATGACCTAGAATACGGATTTGGTATATTTGAACTTATGCAGGGTGGAGCAACTAACGCTCCTTCTACAGCCAGAGGAACAATGGTAGTAGATGAGTTTGGTCAAAGAAGAATTAAATCTAGACGTGATGATATAGAGAATTTTTTAAATCAATGTGGTAAAGTAGCAATTCCATTAATACAGCAACTATACACAGAAGAAAAACTTTTAAGAATTATACAACCTAATGGATTAGAAAAAGAATCTGTTATTAACTATAAAGAAGTTTCTGATGACACAGTTAAAAGTATACACGATGTAGGAGTAGGAAGATATGACGTAGCTGTAGTTTCTGGTTCTACATTACCTACAAACAAGATGGCTATGTTAGAAACATATGTAGAAATGTTTAAACTTGGATTAATAGACCAAGAAGAAGTATTAAAGAAAACAGAAGTTGTAGATATAGAAGGTGTAATGTCAAGACATGGAGAAATGCAAAGAATGTTACAAGAAATACAAAGCCTTCAAGAAGAATTAAAACAAGTCAAGGGAGATTTACAAACAGCTTCACGTGAAGAAATTCACGCTAAGAAAAGACTTGAAATAGAAAAGTTTAGTACCGATTTAGATAAAGTATCTAATCGTGCTGATATGGCTACTAGCTTATACAAAGCTAGATTACAAGACGCAAAATCAAATCTAATGAACTCCGCAGAAGAAGAGTCATCTTCAGATACATTTCAAGATGTAGCTTCGGAAATGGAGAGTTAGGAAGGAGCAATAATGAGTAATAATGAAGAAAATAACATGGCAGAAGTACAAGAACAAAAAGATGGTGTCGTGACTGCAATAGAGGCACAATCTACACAAGAAGACATATTTAAAGATATATTTGGTCAGCAGGAGCAAATCGTTGCAACCGATCCGCAGCAACCAAATGTTACCGAGAAAAATGAAACTTCTAATGTTCCTAGTACCGATGACCCAAAGAGTGATTCTGACCAGTTTCAATACTGGCAAAGTCAAGCTGATAAAAAACAAGTGGAAATAGAAACACTTAAAGGACAGATGTCAGAAATGGTTGGTGCCCTTAAAGATTCTAATTCACCTGCAAAGCCTGTAGAGGAAACAGTAAAATTAGAAAAACCTGTTAAACCTAACAAGCCAGCTAGCTACGATCATTCTGAAGCACTGGCTGATCCCGATAGTGAATCTGCGAAGTATTTAACTAATAGGGAACAGTATATGGATAACATGACAGACTATATGTCAGAAATGGAAGCATCTAGAATAGAAATGATGGAAAAACAACAACAATCTCAACAGAAAGAACTTTCTAGACAGAAACTTGTTAATGATTTACAAGGCCAATATTCTTATTCGCATGAAGAAGCTAACGACTTTATAGCAACTATGAGCAGTCCAGATTCCTTAAGTCTAGACAACTTAGTACAGTTACATAAAATGAGACAGGGCAATGGCCCACAGGAGATTACACAAGTAACTCCACAAGCTCAAGAAAAAGCAGCACTAATGGGTAGTAGACAAGAGAAACTTAGTATTCCTAAGCCAATAGGTGTACAACCAGGAGCTTCTAAGCAGTCATCTAGTAAAATTGAAGATCAATTAATGGATTCCATGGTCGGAGACTTTAAGAAAAGGAATCCATTTTAAACAATGGAGATGAATTAAGATGGCTAATGTATATAGTAATATACCAGGAGAGGCTATACAGGGAACTTCCATCAATGTTGATAGACGAATTTTCAACTTTGGTGAAAGAGTTGCCGAGTTAGCTCCCGCACAATCACCTTTCTTCACTTATTTATCTAATGTTGCTAAGAGCCCTACAGACGATCCAGTCTTTAAGTTTTTAGAACAAAGACATCAATATCAAAGACGTAACTTTCAAGTGCAAGCTGCGGTAACAGTAGGAAACTACGGTACTGACGCTTTTGCAATTGTATCAGGTGACAACTTTGACCTTGACGTTCTTTATGATAAGTTCGGTAGAGAGGTTTCAACAGCAGTACAACCTAATTTCTTACTTGAGAATCAAATCGTTGCAATCGAATGTGAATACGATGCTAACGGTACTGATGCTGGAGTAGGATCAGAAGCGGCTGCTATTGCATATTATAAGATCACAGCAACACCAGACCTATCATCTGATGCTGCAGCTAGTAGAATTGTAGGAACCTTTATTAAGGTTGTTTACAAACCTACTCGTTCAGCTGATGGTGCAGATGCTGCACTTAAAGGTGAAATTACACCAGCAAGTGCTTCTAAATTAATTTTTAGAGCAGATGCAGATGGTCAAGTAGTTGGTTCAGCATTCGCTGAAGGAAGTACTGACCCTGAAGGATGGCATGATGAGTTTTACAACAGAGAAGGATATTGTCAGATTTTTAAAACTGCAGTGCCTCTATTCTCTGGTACAGCTCTAGCTACACGTTATCGTGGAGTAAATAACGAATACATGAGAGTTTATCAAGAAAAACTTATGGAACATAAGATGGATCTTGAGCACGCTATGTTATTTGGTATTGGTTCAGATGATGCTACAGCAAGTGGTCCTGTCCGTAGAACACATGGTATCGTACCTTACACTGAAATGAACGGTAAAGTTAAAACCTTTGCTTACGCTTCAGCTAATTACGATCACTTTATAGACGCTATGGAAGATGTTTTTGCACCAGAATCTGGAAACAGTGGTGAAAAACTAGTATTAGCTTCAAGAAAAGTACTATCATGGTTGAATAAACTTGGTGGAACATCTTTCTTAGGCAATACAATGGCTTTAAATAGTCAAGTTGGTAGTGGAATGGATATCCAAAACGTACAAGGTTCTTTCGGGCACCTAGTAACTAGAATATCTACTCTATATGGTAACCTTAACTTTGTTATGGAACCATTATTTAGAGGTATTCATGAGGATACAGCTATCATGGTAGATTTGAATAACGTAGCATACCGTCCTTTAATGGGTAACGGTGTATCACGTGATACTCAAATTATTACCAATGTTCAAAACAGAGATGTTGACGGAAGAAAAGACATGATTCTAACAGAAGCAGGTCTAGAAATTTCTTTACCAGAAACACACACTGTATTGAAATTTAGCTAAGGCTAATTAACATCGGGGGAGTTGCAACATACTCCCCCATATTAAAGGGGAGAATATTATATGAATCCATTATTAATAAGATTATTGGGTAAAGCAATACAAAAAGGTGCAAGTAAGGTTGGAAAAAAACTTGGAGAAATTAATAGAGCTAGACCTCACAATACAGGTCAAGGTATAAGCTTTACACCTAAAGGTATAATTAATAAAATGAAAAATAAAGTTCAAAGAGCTAAAGTAGAAACAAAATTACAAGGACGTAGTAAACAATCTAAACAGCAATTTGAAATGATAACTAAGCAATCTACTGATTCAATGACTTTAATTAAAAAACACAAGGTTAAATAAAAATGAGTTTTAAAGCAGAGATAGAAGCAATTGTAGGAGACATAGACTCACCTGATTACACGGGAGAAGCAGTTCTTTTTTTAAAAGAAGGAGTTAAGTTTATAACTAAATATGTTATGGCTAACCCTTTGTTTGTAGATAGACTTACATCTACTTCTACATTAAATGGAAGCACTACAACATTAACATTAACAGAAATACTAGATATTGTATCTGTAACAAGAACAGACGGTTCTGTTGTAAGAAATTGTGAAAGAGTTTCTCCTACTAAAGTAGGACTTTATACAGATGTTAATAGTATATATTATACAAGTAAATTAGATCCTAAATATTACATAGAAACAGATATATTAAAAATTTTACCAACTCCTACAAACTCTGAAACTGCAACTATTTACAAAATTCAACCAGATACTTCTATAGCTATTACAGACAATAGTTTAAGTGATTTTCCAGATGAATTAGAACGTGGTGTTATATTATATGCATCTAAAGAATTATTAAGAAAGTTTTTAAGTACTAAAAATGCATCGTTACCAGCTGATTTAACTATACCTAGCACACCAAGTTCTGCTTCAGTAGCTACTGTTACTGTGGGTTCTTTAGGAAGTGCACCTAATTATAGTAAAACATCTTTAAATTTAACAGGAGCACCAAATATAAGTGCATTGTCTATACAAGCAAATGCCCCTAGTGCAATATCATTAGGTGTTGTTACTTACGTTGATCCAGCTGCTGGAGACGCTAGTGCAACTGCGATAGGAGATGTTACTGTTTCTTCCCCTCCATCAAAACCTGATATTAGTGGTAGTAATCCTACATATACTGAAGCAAGTTCATCCGTAGATTACGCAGCTGGAAGCACTGGAGTAGATGACTGGATTGCAGATGAAGATCCAGAAATGGCAGCAGTAGCATTAGAGAAACAATCACAACAATTACAAGATTATCAATTAGATATACAAAACAAGTTAAATAGTTTTAATAAAAGTAATACAATTTATGAAGCAAACATACAAGCTGAATTAGCTAAACATAATACAGACTTACAAGTAGCAATAACTAATGCACAAATAGCAGCTGCAGATGCACAACAAACTGCACAACAAGCAACCGAAGTTTCTGTAGCTAACAAACAAAAAGACTTACAATTGAGTTTAGAAAATAGAGCTAAAGATATGGAAGCTATAATGGCAAATAATCAATCTTTAGTATCAGACTATAGTGCCAGAGTCCAAACTTATCAATCTCAAGTAAATGCTGAAGTTCAAGAATATCAAATTAATTTAGAAAAAGAATTAAGTTTGTTTAATACAAAAAGAAATACAGAGCTACAAAAGCATAGTAATGATATACAAGATGAATTAAATGAATTTCAAAAAGAACTTTCTGTATATCAAGCAGATTTACAACAAAAAATTGAACAAGCTGGTGTAAGTTCTCAAAAAGAAGCAATGGAAATACAAAATTATGCTACTGAAGTAGAATCTTATGGACAGCAAGTAGCTAAAGAAGTGCAAAACTTTAATTCTAAATTGCAAAAAGTTACAACAGATTATAATTGGTATGCACAGCAATATCAAATAGTAACACAAGATTTATTTACATTTTTACAACCATACACACCACCACAAGTACAAGGAGATACTAATGAAGCTACAGCAAATGATTGATTTAGTTCAAAAGCATCATCCAGATTTAGGGGTTAATGAAATTATACATTTATTAAATCAAGCTTCTGATGAATTTTGCTCAAGAACTTTAATGTTAGATGAAGCAACACAATTTAGCACTGTTGCAAATCAAAGATATTATGGATTAAAAGAAAGTATTATAGAAATTAAATCGGTAGATAAGACTGATTCTGATGGCAATACACAAGAAATTGCTAGATTAGTTGGAAGACCTGAATATAGGGATTTAACATAATGCCATCATACAATACAATATACCATAAACAAACTAAACGATATGTTTGGTGGACAGAACGTGATTCTATAGGAATAGCTTTAATGGACCCATTAACTAGCGTTAAAAATAGATTTTCGTCTATAGATGAAGTTCAAACTATTACAATATTCTATCATAAGAAAGCAGATCATTTTAATACTTTAGATTTAGCACAATCTGCAATGACAGAGCAAAGTGAATTACCATCACAGTTTCATCAATATTTAGTAGATAAAACCATACAGCTTGGATATGAATTAAAACCAGATGAAATAAATAAAGCTATGTATTTTGAAAGAAAATTTGAAAAAGGAATTAAAGAAGGGAAAGCATTTAAAAATAGAGGACGCGTGACAGGGATGCGTACCGTAATACAACATGGGATGTGATGGCAAATACATGGTTAAAAGGACATTTCGGCTTAGAGTCGTTTGATGACATAGGTACATCTTTTAGTTTACTTTATGTTAATTTTACAGACAATCTATCAGGAAATTACAATAATCAGAATATACCTTCTGATGCAAGTTATACTGACACTAGTATACCTTCTGACGCTAACTATACAGATACAAATAAATTATCTATTAGTTACTCCGATAGTGCTATTCCTTCAGATGCTACCTACACTGACGTAAATAGTCCTAACAATCCAACTTTTACAGATAAGGAAATATCTTAATGGGTGGTTCATTAACAAATACACAGATTAAAGACGTTTACACTAAACTAGTGTTTGTAGAAAATGGCGTCCTAAAATTTGATAATGGAACAGCTAATGTTACTATTACTACAGCGTCAGGATTCTTAGCACCTACTGCTACAGCATTAGCTACACCAAGAACAATTCATGGAGTATCATTTGATGGTACTGCCAATATAGATTTAACAGAAGTAATACAAGACACTGTAGGTGCTATGTTTAATAACAATACAGAAACTAATATTACTGCAGAATACCAAGATGGTGACGGTACTATAGATTTTGTAGCTAATCCAGATCACCCTAACATTAGTGCAGCTAGTTCTTCTAACAATTCTGGAGCTGTATTTATACAAGATATAACCTTAGATAGTAATGGACACATTACTGCATTAGGAACAGCAACAGCATCTACATTAACTACTGAGGCAGTACAAGATATTGTTGGTTCAATGTTTACTGGTAACACAGAAACAAATACAGCTATAACATATCAAGATGGAGATGGTACCATAGACGTTGTAACAACTTTAGATGGAGCTCCTCTTACTACAGAAGTAGTAGAAGATATTGTTGGTGCTATGTTTACATCTAATACTGATACTAGAATAGCTACAAGTTATGACGATACCAACGCAAAAATAGATTTATCTGTTACTGATATGACTATAGGAAATCAAGTAGAAGCAGTTCAAGATATTATAGGAGAGATGGTTAATGGGGGAACCGAATCAAGGATAGCAGTTACTTATGATGATACAAATGCTAAATTTAATTTTGTAGTAGATGACATGACTGCTAATGACAACACGCAGTTAAGTACAGAACAAGTACAAGATATTGTAGGTGGAATGTTAGTAGGAACTGAAACAAGAATAGGTGTTACTTATGACGACACTAATGGTAGAATTAATTTTGTTGTAGATGATATGACAGCTGATACTAATACTCAGTTGTCAAACGCACAAGTAAGAACTGCTGTAGAAGCAGCTACTGATTCTAATGTATTTACAGATGCTGACCATAATAGGCTAAACGGTATTGAAGCAAGTGCAGATATAACAGACACAGCTAATGTAACCTCATCAGGTGCATTGATGGATTCAGAATTAACTGACTTGGCAGGTGTTAAGGGAGTAACAATCTCAACATTACAACCCAAGTTATCAGAAGGAGCTTTTGCAAACGGAGATAAAACTAAATTAGATGCTATTGAAGCAGGTGCGACAGCAGATCAAACCGATGAAGAAATACAAGATATTGTTGGAGCTATGTTTACAAGC